ACTTCATCGTCGTTTAGCAGACGCATCTCCCCACCCTCTATTTTGATTCGACTACCTGCATATCTTGCAAACATAATCCAATCTTTTTCTTTGCACCACGGACCTTCAGGATACCTCTCTTTATCCTTATAACACTGCGGACCCATGGCCATTACTAAACCAACTTGTGATGCAACTTGCTGTCTCTCTAAAGTATCTTCAGCTAGTATTACTCCACCTTTAGTTTTTTCTTTCATTTTAAAAGGTAAAACTAAAAGTCTCCATCCAGTTGGTTTTGGTAATTTTGGTTCTTCTTTTTTTGATTCAACCCCTACTAATTTCTTTTTTGGTATTTTAATTTTTTGACTTGGGGTCAATATTGATGACTGTTCCTTTTCCATTTTGCTCCTTATCTTCTAGCAGGTTAGAGAGTTCCTGTAGTGTTGCCTCTATGGCAGCTATTTGCCCTACTATATATCTATATTTTTCCATATTGTCAATACTGCCTGACGTTATTGATATAGACAAAGCATCGGCTCTTGTTTTTAAAAACTTAATTAGTTTTGTTATAACGGTTTCTAATTGCATTTTTGCCTTTCTTAAAAATTGCAGCGACTTTATTTTTACCCATAACCTTGGCTCGCTGTTCTCCAACGGTTAGAATTTGTATTTTTCTAGCAAAAGGTTTGCTTATACGTTTTACTTTTGCAACAGTTGCTCTTGCATCTGCAGGAGTTGCAAATTTAATCCCGACTGTATCTCTCGGGTTTTCGTCTGTATAAAGTCTTCTACCAGATCCTTTTGGTTTTTTACCTGTTCCGACTTTTGGATCTGCCATAAGATTTCATTTCCTTAATATGTTTTTTAATTATTTTTGATTGTTTTTTATGTAACTTAGAAGCTTTACCTAAAGCCTTTGCTACTTTATTTAGTTTTTTTACCATTTAACATTTCCATCTTCTGCGAGCCTGTCTTAGTCTTGAGTTAGGATCTCTTGCAGCTTTAGGAAACTTTTTCATTTGGCCTGCACTTCTTGCACAAAATGATTTACGTCGTTTAGCAGCTTTTGATCCTGGTTTGACTTTGCCAGTGACCGCTGTTTTTAGTTTAGAGCCAGGATTTAATCTTCTGTAGGCTTTGACCCCAGCTTGTGTCATGCCTGCTCCAGACTTTGTAGGTCTAAAGTTTTTTTTATTTCTAGGTGGCATACCACCTTTTGATAATTTTGCTCTCATTTGAAAGTCTGTTCTCAAACCATTCCTCCGAATCCCATTTTTTTTCTTTTAGCAAATGTTGCAACATTAGTTGGTTTACCACCAACACCTTGTGCAACTGCTCTTTTTCTAGAAACTGCTGATCGTCTTTGTCCCTCTGTCATACGTCTTGCTTTTGCAAGTGGGACACATTTTGGATACTTACGTTTAGCATCTGCTTTCTGTTTTGATCTTCCACATTTAGAAAAAGATCCATCCTTCTTCTTACTACCAATGTCTACCCATTGTTGCTTGAACCATTTATCAAGTCCATTCTTTGCCATGGCACTACGAGTTCTTTCCGATAGCGTCTCTATTCATTCCTCTAAGGCAGACACCGCCACCTTTTCTATAACCTTGTCTTTTCAATCTTTGAGTAGCTTCCATTAAACCACCTTCAGCTTTGCTGCCTCTAAAATCTTTTCTCTTCACACCAGATGGATCTTTAATTTTACCTGCACAAATTTTACTAGCATATGCGTTCGCGTATGCGGACGGGTACACTTTAAATTTTCGCTTCGCTGCGGCTTTTCCTCTAGGACAAAGTTTAGTCATTATGCTCCTACAAATTTTTTAATTTTCTTAGATGTCGGTCCAGATAATTCTGGCATTATTTTATTTGGCTTTTCACCTTTTAACAATGTTGAAAATTTTTTACCTTTGTGTGTAAAAGTTTTCTTACCCATTTTTCTAGCAAGTTTAAATGCTGCTCCTTTTTCAGAAAGCTGTTTACTCTTATCCCCTACACGAGCTCTTTCTCTATCAGACATTCTCTTTTTAGCTGCTTTAACTTCTGCTGCTGTTTTTGTAGAATATTCTAATTTACCTTTTTTTGATTTATCTCTAGTAGATGTAAAAGTTTTTTTACCTTCTTTTTTAGCTTTTGAAAACTGTTCACCAAAAGTCGGTGCAATTTTTTTTCTAACTTTACCAATAAGAGATCTAATCTTACCTACTTTACCACCTTCTTGATAACCTTTAGGTGTAACTTGTTTGTTGTATAGTCTATTTGCCATTTACCTTGCCACCCTTTTTCATGTAGCCCATTTTGTTTCTTACTTTAGTTGGGAGTTTTGATAAACCTTTTTGAGATGGTTTAACTGGTTTTAAAGCTTTACCACCTTCTTGCATCATAGGTCGCTTCATCATCATTCCGCCACCCATTTTTTTAGCTCTACCACCCATTTTATATCCTTTAGGTGTTACTTGTTTATTGAATCTATTGTTTGCCATTATTTTTTTCCTCCGTTTCTAAAAATCTGTGTTCCCTTTATACCATATATGCTCGCAACCACAAGGATCCACAGGTTTGTGAACCATGACGGGAGCTGCGAAAACATCTCGAAGAACAATTTTACTTTGTCCATCGCTGTTGGGTCGTCCGATATGACTGCCCAAGCGAGCACCAAGACGGGCAAACTGAGAATTATCAAAACTGCCTCGTCTTTCCAGTCCGATTGTCGGGCTTCCAGCAATTTTCCCTGGTAAGCTTCCTCGCCTTTGGCCATACGCTCTGCGTGCATTAATTGTGCATCAGACATTGCCATTTTCGTTCTCTGCTTGTTAGCGTAAATTTTACTTCCAGCAGAAACGGCTAATTTTATTGCCGATAACCACATAATTAGTACGCTTTAGAGTTTCTTTTTTTCTCTGGTAACATTCTTTTCTGACCGCCAACTGGCATCTCAGGTTTTCCTGTACCAATATAGTTAAAAGCTTGGTCAGCAGTAGTTTTAGATCTAGGATCTACTTCAATACTCTGCTCTGCAACTTTAACTTCTTTGATTTTGTCTAGTTTTTGCATTTATGCTCCTTTTTTGACTCCTTTTATAACACCTTTGTTCTTAGATGCATAGAATATCTTTTCGCCCCTCTTTTTACCGTACTGTTTCTTCATGGATTTCATGATTTTTTTGCCTTTTTTGTTCAATGGCATTAATCATCCTCCATCATAACTTGAGCTTGTTGTATTCCTGACTTAGCAAGGCTAACTCCAGCTCTTAATTTTGATAAATCTTCGTTTTGTTCTAGTTTATCTTCAAAATTTTCACGTTGTTGCATCAATCTTGCTCTTGCAAGTTCAACTTGTGCTTGGTCGTTGTCTCTTTTTCTCTCATTTTCCATCGCACGTAGGTCAACTTCTCTAGATTTTAGTTTTAGAAGTGGGTCAGAGTCGAATTGTGACGTAATTTTCTTCTCTTCCTTCATGAAATCTTCTGTCATTTCTGCAACCAACACTGCTTTTCTTGCTTCAACAGCTTGAGAGATCTGTTGTAGCTGTTGTGCAGCGTTTGGATCTGTTGCTGCCATCTGTTGTAGCATTTGTAACTGCATTATTTGCTCTCTAAATTCTAATTGTACTTGTTCTTGTGCCATCAAACTAATGTGTTCTAAAATATTTTTTTGTATCGCTGCCATGATTGCAGGGTTATTTCTAACCATGTTAGTTGCCATAAAATTTAAGTGAGCTGTAACGTGTGCTCTGTGATCTTGACCAGGAAATGCTTGAAAAGGTTTGCCACCTAAAGCATTAATGTGTTCTACACTTGGATCCATTGGAGCCATAGGTGCAGGAGGTGGTAATATTTGATCTATATTTTTAACACCGATTGCTTCGTACATTTTTCTGTAAGCAGAATATAAATTATGTATTTGTGGATTTGATTGCGCAAGTTGTAATTCTGTTTGTGCCATAGATATTCTTTGCGCCATGGAAAAAATATTTGGATCTGCAACTGGTATGATGTCTATTCTATCGTCAAAGTCTACTTGTTTAATGTTCCGTGCTCCACCGACCACGTCGTATGGATATTCTGGTGGTAGATATTGTGAAACTACTTTTGATAATAATTTAAATTCTTTTTTCATTCCTGCATACAATCTTTTGTGTATTGCAGACATGACCCGTGATCCACGTTCCAATAATGCTATCGTTGTTCCAACAGCCGCTTGTTGATTACCATCGCCCACTTGCATGTCAGCAATAGCCGCGAACCTTTGACCAGCTGTCACAACAATACCCATCAATTGTAATAGTGTTTGTGACGGTTCTTTGTATGGTAATGGAAAGAATGCTTCTCTCAAGTTACCACCTGGTGCGTCCACATCTTTGAACTCACCAGGTTGTATAGGTGATGCTTCGTCTCGGACTCTCACTCCTCTTTGTTTAAATCCTGCAGGCAAATTAGATAGGGTACCTGCATCTAATAATTGACGTAAAGCAGATGTTGCTGTTCTACTTAATCCACCAATCATATGAATCAAACCGAAGCCGTAAAATCCAAGTCCTGGAAGAAATTTAAAGTGAACGAAATATTGGATTTTACTTTTCTTTAGATCATCAGGATTATAGTTTCTTCTAATAGATAAAATTTTTCTACTAGCCTCTTCTACGGTTACTATGTAAGGGAGCTTAATTCCTGTAGGTTCACCTTCAGAATCTACTTCTTCAAATCCCTCAAGATCTAAATTTACGTGACACTCTAAAATATTATACATTGGTTCTTGTTTACCAGTTTTTTTAGTGCCTTCTAATTCTCGTTCTTTTTTCTCTAAATCATTATTTGTATCTGGTCCTGGTGGGCCAAGTTCTATGTCAGAATAAAAACCATTTACTTGTTGTTTACGTAAATCGTTTTCTGAAATTTTTATTGTGTGTATAATTGCTTCTGCATCGTCCAAAGAGTTTGCAGTATATGGTACAATTAAATCTTCTGCTGGTACAAATTTAGAAACAGCTCTTCCTAATAATTGATCGTAATAAACTTTTTTAAATGTTGAACCTGCAAGTGGTAAATGAAATAACATAGAATCAAACTCTGGCTCGTACTCTTGCATTTGATCCATCAATAAATAATTCATGTAATCTTTTACACGTTGCGATTGTTGTTCTACAGGTGGACTTGTAATACCAATAATCTGTGTTCTAACAGGTCCCTCTGCTGGTAATAATTCTTTGTAAGCTTGTGCTTGAAACTGTGTGACTGCTTCTGCTAATACTGGGTGAGTTGCGCCAGATGCTCCTTGAAACGGTTCCGTTCTGTTTTCGTATTTAAATCCTAAAAGATCTAAACCTTGAATGTATCCTTGCTCCCAGTCTTTTCTGGAAGTTTTATAATCCATATAGTTTTGCACCATCTCACTACCAAGTGGATCTAAAATATCTTCTGGTAAAATATCTGCTAAGTTATCAAAATGGTTCTCAGTTCCTGGGACGTTGATTGCACCAGGTTCAAAGTTTAATGTTGCACCACCATCTTCTTCTGGTATCACCTCTACAGGTGGTTTTTCTACAATCTCTTCTTCTTTGATATCAACTTCCTCAGAAGGTATTTCCAGTTCGGTTCTCACCTGATTTGGAAGTGACTTGTCTATTTCTGCCATTTAAATTTCTCCAACCTTACGTCTTAACCTGTTTTAACGGAACATTCAACCCTTGTGGATTGGGACCTCTCTTTGGCGGTGGTCCAGATTTTACACCTCCTGATCCAAGTGGCTTGTCTATCATGCCACCATCTTTTTTACCTTCTTGAAACATTTCTGTCAAAACCAGCTGTATCGCTGCCATCTCTGACATATTACCAGCCATTTCACTGACACGTCTTTCAAACTCTTTCTTTTTCCCTGGGCTAAAATTTTTTGAAAATTTATCTGTTAATGACGACATTAGTAATAAGTCCTTTTCTTTTTTTCTTTGATCTCTTCCACATAGTCTTCTGGGTGATCTATTAGTCCACCCTGTCTAAATCTCATGATCGCTTGTGTGGTTGAGTCAACCAAATCATCGTGATCTCCATACGGAAAGGAAGCGCACTCTTCAATCACTTCGTGAGCAAACTCTTCGTCAGGAGCCCATATCATACCAGATTCAAATAAAGGTGCAACAGCATTTACACGAGTATGCTTATCATTTCCACGATTGGGTGAAAAATTAGTTACGGGTATATCCATCTTTCTCAGCTCGTGAGTTAATGGCAGTCCGCTTGCTTTGGACTCAATGATAACTGTTTCAGGCTGCCAATATTTATACTGCTCCAGTGCCACTCGTCTTAACTCAGGAAACTCATACCGTCCTTTGACTGCATCTAACAACATAAGATTTGCTCCAGAGTCTTCGTTAGGGTACCAAACACCCCAAGTGGTAATAGCAGAATAATCTGATGTTTCTTTTTTCGTGAAGGCTGTATCGTAGGATTGTATGACATGATAAATAGTTGGCATATAATCTTCTTGCCATTTATTCCACCACTCACGTTTTAATATTGCACCTTCCTCACTAGTTGGATTCTGCATCCACTGCGCATTCCATTTTGCAGTCGGCAAAACAGCTTTTACTTTTTCAAGTTCACCTGGGTCCCAATATTCAGGCCACACTGGTTTGTTATCTATGATTGCTGGAAATTCGACCACGTGCCATTGGTCTGCTTTTGCTTCTGTCTGTGATGCAATTAGTTTTGCTGTTAAATCTTTTGTAGACCATCTTGTCATTACAACTACAATTTTACCACCAGGTTGCAAACGTTGACGAGCACCTGATGTATACCACTCGTATGCCTTTTCTAAAAGGTCCTTGGACATTGCATCTTGCTCAGAGTGTGGATCGTCAATAATTAATAGATCAGCGCCACGACCTGTTATTGCTCCACCAACACCAGCTGCAAAATACTCGCCCCCTTGTTTTGTTTCCCAACGTCCTGCAGCTTTAGAATCTTCTTGAAGTTTTGTTTTAAATAATTCTTGATATTCTTTTGAGTCGATTACATTTTTCGCCTTACGACCAAAACGAATTGCTAATTCTGCTGTGTGAGTTGCCTGAATGATTTTGAGTTTTGGATCAAGGCCCACCATCCACGCAGGTAATAAACACGATGCAAATTCTGATTTGGTATGTCTGGGTGGCATATTAATAATTAATCTATTTATTTCACCCGACGCCAGTTGATTAAACTTGTCTGCAATGTGCCTGTGGTGGGACCCCTCTACAAAGTCTCGCCAAACATATTTTACAAAATTTAAAAAATCACTTTGAACACCTTCTTTGATGTCCTCTCTTTTTCGCAAGAGTTTTTTTAATTTGTATTCGTGTTGAATCTTTGCGGGTAACTTATTTTCATCTATTTTAATAGTTTCTTTCATATGGTACCAAAAGTATTTTTAGCCCCTACGGCCGTGTAAATCAAGCATATATATACATACATTAGGATCCCTATCTATAAAAAAGGGGGGATGGGGGCTTCGCCACTTTCGATTTTTGGTGTCGCGTTGGTACCTCTATTAGATAAAAGAACCACGCGCCATGAACCACACGCCACGCATAAAAAAACACCGCCCATGAAACATGGGCGGTGTTAACTAACTAATTGAGATTGTATTATAAAGAGTTATTTTTAATTGGTTTAAAAAACTCTATTTTTTTAATTCCAATACCATTTTTATAAGGTATGACTTTATATGGTATTGGACTTTCAAGCCCTGTCTTAATAGCTTGATCAATGTAAGTTGACCAATCATGAGCGGGGTTTTTTTCTTTTTTATTGTCCATGTTTATTTTCTCACTTTCAGTATTGACAATATCAAAATTTAATATAGTGTCAAGGATAATCAAAGATGGTAAAATATGAAACAAACAATAAATGAGTTTAATTTTAAAAACGAGTTCAAAAAGATCAGACCCGAAAATTTTAGTTATGACGGGTTGACCGTTTTATATGATCATTTGACCCAATATGAACAAGACACGGATCAAGAACTAGAATTTGATCCGATCGCTTATTGCTGTGAATATACAGAATTTGACAGCTTTAAAGACGTTCAAGTCAATTATGATGTTAAAACGCTTGATGAATTACAAGATAAAACAACTGTTTTAAAAATACCTAATTCTGAAAAATTAATAGTTCAGAATTATTAAAGTTCCCTGAGCCGTGAGCATTGGTTCACGGCTCGTTATCCGTAGGTTAAAAACTTTATAACCTACGGATATTATTAGAGGGTCAGTAAGCGTCGCGCGATAAAGTAAAATGCGCTACTGACCCTCTAATAATTTAAGAAAATTTTTATTTTTTATTTTATTTTTCAAGGCACAAGCTAGAATTTTCATTTAATAACGCACAAGCGGTCAATGATCCACGGACAACGGACAAGCGATCAGGCGTCAAAAAGTTTTGAACGTGGTTCACGGCTCACGGGTTTTTGCAAGTATCA